GTGTATCTCAAAAAGAAAGACGGCAAACTCACCGAAATTGACCTTTTACTCGTTACGCGTGCGGGCATTTTTGTATTTGAATCTAAAAATTACAGCGGTTGGATTTTCGGCAATGAGAAAGACAGCCAATGGACACAGACTTTTCCGAACGGCGCAAAGACCAAATTTTTCAACCCTATTATCCAAAACAAAGTACATGTAGATGGTTTGCGTCATAGCTTGACGGAGTTCCCTCAAGTGAGATATTTTTCAATTATTGTGTTTAGCGACCGGTGCGAATTGAAAAGTATTTCTGTTGATTCCACTGAAAATGTTTATGTTATTAAACGGCAAAATCTTATTCAAACAATTATGGATATTCTTTCCCGCCACAAGGATGTTATAAATGATAGTGAAAAAGATAAAATTATCGAAATGCTATCTTCTGCTTCGCGCCCATCGGATGAAGTCAAAAAACAGCATTTGAATGGACTCGAAGACGCGGGCACCCAATGCCCACGATGCGGCCGCCAATTAGTCGAACGTGTTAATGCAAAAACAAATGATGTTTTCTATGGTTGTAAAGGGTTTCCCAAATGCCGATATTCCGCTAAAACCCTTTAAACTATTCGAAACGTTGAACCCGGACTAAAATAATTACACGTAGGATATAATAGTTGATAATTCTTAAAATTGGCGTATAATAAAAATAGCCCACGCGGCAAACGTGGACTATTTTCCCGAAGCCGTAACCGTTGGCTTGGCTTCACGGTAAGTGATTAAATTTCAATCAAAATAGCCGTTATCCTTGACCAGGGCGGCTATTTTTGCTTGTCATGCTTTTTTTTGTCGCGCCCGGCGCGGTATGAAAAATACATACCTAACACCGTTAGCAGAAACGTATACAAATCGTTAAATGAAAAATCAAGCACAGGCCTCACCTCCTTTCGGAGTGTGAAGCACAAGCCAACCCTTGGTTACGCTGTCCACACTATATCACAAATTATTTAATTTTCAAAGCTTGCCATCTCTTTTGTATTCTTTCAGCCTCCGATACAAGATAACATGGTTGTCGTACCCCGATTCCGCCATTGCTTGTTGTAGGGTGATTTCCTTATACCTCCACCGACGCAGTATATCTGTCATATTTTCCGGGTCTTGCTTCTTAGGCCGCCCGAACTGTACGCCTCTTATCATTGCCGACTTGATGCCCTCGGCTTGACGTTGGCGGATATTTTCCCGTTCGGTTTGAGCAACATAACACAAAATCTGCAAAACCATATCGGCTATAAATGTCCCAATTAATTCCCTACCGTTGCGGGTATCCAATAAGGGTATATCCAGCACGGATATATCTACACCACGGCTTTTTGTTAAAATACGCCATTGATTTTGAATCTCTTCATAATCCCTGCCAAGCCGGTCTATGCTTTTTATGTAAAGCACATCGCCGCGGCGAAGGTTTTTTTTAATCGCTTCCATTCAGGGCGGTTAAAATTTTTGCCGGATAATTTATCAATGTATATCCGCTCCGGTGGTATCTGCAATTTGTCAATTGCGTCCAATTGCCGATTCTCGTTTTGTTCCAGTGTCGATACTCGCACATATGCGTACTCCATGAAAACACTCCCTTTTATTCTTATCGTATTATTTTTTTGCCATTAGATACCTGATGCACACCTCATCAGCTTCAAATTAGGCAATTTTGAACCCTTATTGTGTAACTTAAATGTCCTGCCATCCTTCCGGCAGTTCAGTTTCTGTTAAACGGCCAATGCCATTAAGCCTACTGAAAATATCGTATTCGCCTCTTGTGTCCTTCGCGGCCGGACAAGGTTCGATTGGCGGCAGTTCGCCTGGAGGTAAAGTCGGGGGCTCTTTTGCCTTTTGGCGTTTCTTCCTGTTCTTAATCTGTTTATTTTGCTTGGCCTTATCATTTGAGTAGTTAGACAGTAAAGGACTTGTAAGCTTATCTATAACCTCGCCGTCAGACCTAATAAGAATAAGCTTGTCCATTTCATGAAGCTGGTTGTCCGTTAAGCTGGAGACAAAATACATAAGGTCATCCAACTCGTTGGTATCAATCAGGTCATCATAAGCCGCAAAAGTAGAAACCTTGCGGATTGTTTGGCGGGTAACGACGGCCTTATCTATGTTATAGGCATAGTCTCTAAGTAACTTTTCATCAGCTTTAATTCCGCCTACCTTTGTATTTTTAAGCCGTTGCCACCAGCTAAGGTAATTGGGCGTTCCGTCTTCCTTGATACCTTTGTAAAAAGAAAAGCCATCACCGTTAAGCCATTGCAAAAAAGTATCACGATTATCCAAGACTTGATAAAGACGCTTTAACAGCGGCGGATAGTCGCGCTTTAATGTCTTTGCGGTATTAATAAAAGTGTCACTGCGGCGGTAAAACTCTCTCATAGTTTGATATTCAATGTTAATGACGGTTGTGTTGGACGGCATGAATTCGTTAGCCATGCGCTTAAAATCCGCCAAAGTTGTGTTTTGATTGGCTATCGCAGATTCATAAAGTGTCACACGATTAGGGTCTTTACCGTGGGCAACATAAAAGGCAATACGCGCCTTGCCCAAGTAATCCATGTTTTGGTGAAGGAAAGTGTATTCAAAACACCATGTATCATAATAAGATATAAGGCCGTTATCCTTCCACATCTGGAAAAAAAAGCTTTTGTAACCAACTTCGATAACTTCACGAACCTTATCGTAAAACCTAATTAGCCAATTGTTACTGGATGGATTACCCCATGTGTAGTAGAAAAAATCCATGGTTGTACCTTTTTCATTTTCACCCTTTTTGAATTCACCCTTGCCGCCGGAAAGAAGCGTTTTAACAAATCGGCGGTCTCCGTTTTTATCAAATATTTTATCAACGTCGGACTTGATGTTTGTATGGTAGCAATAGTCTATGCGATTTTCTTGGATACGGCTGATATTTAATCCATAGTCGGCAAGTAATGCCTCTACCTTGGAATAAGATTCTTTCAATATATCATCAACACCTCTTGTCCATAGGCCGAAGGCGCGGAGCTGTACCTGTATGCGGTTAGTGCCGTCGTTGGGAAGATTGCCGGAAATAAAGAAAATATCATACAAGTCTGGTTCGCTTAGACGGATGGAGTATGTGCGTATTGCCACAGGCATGACTTGAAGACCATGTGTGAAGGGTATGGGCTGGCGGGTATTCTTAGCTTCTTCTTTTTTTTCGATTAAGGTGTCAAGCAAGGGCGCGAGTTTTACCAAGGTTTCCTCATGGCCGTCACCTTGGATAAAAACGCTGTAATATATGTTGTCTTCGGTGGGCAGGAACTTTGCTTCTTTTAATCCAAGGTATTCCTTTTGGATTTCGGGAGACAGTTCTTCATAAAACCTAGACCGTTTCACTTGTCTTAATATCGCCATTATACCCCCCTGATTTTGTCGGCAGAAAGGGGTTTGCCGACAAAATATTTGAGATGCGAATATAGTATTTATAAGGCTTTGAGGCCATTTTTTTATAAAAGTCCGTTGGGCGTGATACATACCTGCCCCGGAGGGTGAAAAAAGTTCAAAAAAATTTACCCAGATTTTTTAAAGGGTGCGTTTTCAAATGAAGACATGAACCATCGTTTGACACCAGCAAACCAAACGTACCGGGCGCGGCCTTCCCTGCGATGGGGCCCCCCTGCCCCCATCTCCGGGGCGGCAGCTTCCGGCACGGTGGACTGTTGGGTGTCGTCGATAGGAGTAGTCTCCATGTTTTGTAACACACCGTCGGCTTCAGCCGGAACATCGTCTTTGGTCGCCGCATCCTCATCCGGCTGTGCGTACTCCTTCGCGAAATCATCGTACATAACGTAAGAATCGTAAATGGCGGCAGTGCTTTTGCGGAAAAGCATAAAACGCTTGCCTATGACAAGCCTTACACCGTACCAGTATTCAATCATTACAAAGGCCGTAAAAGGCAACAGGAATAAAATTCCCATGTTGTTTACTTTACGGTGCTTTATCTCATATTCAAACAGACTGCGTATTTGGCGGTCTACTAGGCGGTCAAACTGGCTGGTCATTATTATGCTATAGCCAAGATGGCGGTGCTTTGTAAAAAAGAGTATCCACTCTGCGCGGTTGTTCCGCTGATACTCGCGAGGATTAAATATTATCTGGCATTCATCAATAATCAGAAGGGTTTGGCCTTCCTTGCCTTTGACATGATTTTTGAAAGCATATCTGTACAGCATTTCAGGCGTAAGGTCTACGATGGGTATGTACGTAAACTCCCCAAGCTTTTTGCGACCGTTCTTGCTTATGAGGTTTAAGTCTACGTTAACGGTTGATATTACGTTTTTACGCCGGGTTCGTAATGCAAATATTATGTCTTTGGCCATATGAAAGGATTTGCCGGAACCGGGCGTACCTGAATAGAACTGAATCACTGCATATCACCCGCCTACTGTATCATCTTCATCCATCGCAATCCCTTTTTGGCCATATACCAAACGGCGATTGCAATAAGCCACCCCTGTAAAAGGCCAATAATAGGGCCAAAAGGTATAAACCATGCAATCATTCCCAAGATTTCATTGTTTAGGACTACTGCATTAACGTGTACAAAGGGGCTTACTGGTAGCGCGTATACAACGTTTGTGAGTGTCCCTAGGCCGTTTATGATTGCTTGAACTAAAGATGTAAGCATAAAATCACCACTTTATAAATTTATGTGTTGCCGTTATTAGACCTATAAAAAACATTATCCATACACCCCAGCGAACTATTTCGGCTATGAACTCAAATTCGGACATGTCTAAACGCCAGACATAGTCACCAAAGATGGTGCCAGAGAAGTCCATTTCAACTACCGGAACCTGCGGCGGGACGCGTAGGCTTGCTATTGTGCGGTAATAATCAAACGGAATGGAGAACGGGAAAAGAGTTGTCACGTTCTGCGAAGTGCGAAGCCGCGAGAAATCTAATTCCATGGTTCCTACGAGGGTACTCGTTACTGCGGCCGGGATGGCTTGAATACCTTCCCATATGTTTGTAAGCTGGCCGGGTATGGCTTGAACGCCTTCGATTACAGTATTTAACGCGCCACGGATGCCGCCAACGTCTGTTGCTATATTGCTGACCGTGTTGGTTAAATCACCTACCCAAGGCGGGTTTGCTGTGCCGGGTGGGTTGCCTGTACTGGGCGGATAAGTGATTGGGGGATATACGATTACATCATCGTTTACAATGTCCCCGGGGACTACTACATCTGCTAATGTTAACGTTGGATTCACAACATCATTAATAGAATGTGGTATCCAAATGCCAATATAATCATCGTCGGCAACCGCGCCGCTGATGGCTTGCACTGCTGCCATTGCCGTGGCTGGGTTGGTTATTGCGTTGGCTTGGGATAGGATAAAGTCCATAGAGCGGATTATTGCGTTTGTTTGAACTGTTTCCACATTTACAATATTATGAACGATTACTTGAGCGGTCGAAGACATTCTTAGCTGATTATTATTGTCTAGCCATGTTGCATGAGCTCGCGTTATGAGATTGTTTCCTAACCGTCGTATAGGTTCGGCATAAAATGTCTCCATTCCGCGACTAGGAGGTACTATAGCTAAATGACTTATAAATACACCGTTTCTATATATGTTTACTCGATAAGACATTGGCCATGGGCCATTCCAATATATCCATGGATGACCCAATGAAAATATATGACCATCAGCGTATACAACATAAATACTAGGGATGTGTATGGGTAGGGATGAACCGTGCAAGTAGTCCCACTGTTCATTAAAGTGAGACATGTCCAGCCCTGCGCCTGTTATGCGGTCTGTTTTGTGGCTGGCTATGCGGTCAACAATATCTTTATATACGGTATATGAAAAGCTTTGGGAAACTATGGTAAAGGTGTGCGTACAGTACGCCTTTTTTATTTTGGAGTTTCACAAGCATTATATGTGCGCCCACCCCAAGGAGGAAAGCCAATGACACCCATGAAACTGAAAGCAACCAAAACCAGCATGTACAAGCTCGTTTCCGAATACGCGCAACTACCACTGATGAAACATGTGGAGTATCGCAAACATACCCGCAGAAACGGATATGATATGCAATGGAACTGCTCCCTAACAGGCTATGAACAAAAAGCAGTCTTCATAATTTGCGGAGGCGCAATAATGCTGATAATCGAAAGTGAAGACGAGCGAAAAGTTCATCGCCCGGAAGTCGAAAGCCTAATCGCTCTAGGCCTGCTCATACCAACATCCCCCATTGCGGCCTAAAGCCCTGAAGGAGGCTTCTAATGATTGAAGGAATCATTCAAGTAACCAACTACCTAGACCCGTATATACTTCGGTCATTAGCGTTTATGGTGGGAGTGAGTACATTTATGGGCTCGCTTATAGGCAGTGCTATATATCGAATATTAAAAAACATCTTTAATTTAATATTCCTAATAAAAATGTGCCCTCTATGCGATGAACCAAAGTTTGAAGAAGCTGAGCCATCAGGACTGTTGGGAAAGATAAAAACTTATTTTCAAAGAAAGCCTCTTGATTAAGTTCACTCCGCATCCAAGAGCATTGCAAACGCGAAGGTAGCCGCACGCAAGAAAGCAAGAGTCAAGGGGCGCGAAGCGTACATTTTACCCCTTGACCGCACTCTAGCCCCAAGACACTAACCCGAAGGGTTGCCGAACGAAGGAAGGCAACCCCTGCCCAAGTGGCGAACGTTAAAGTTTTGGTCAAACTTTTTCAAAAGTTTGCAGGGGAATTGGGGACAGCGTCCCCAAGGTCTAAGTAAAGTCCCAGCGTATGCCCCAAGAAAGGACAAGCCCATGATAGCACCCCGAGAGCTACCCTCAGCCCTGCCTCCGGTAAAAGTAGAATTCATCCAAGAAGGCCGAACAATATACATCTGCCCTAAATGCGGCGTATGGCTAGACAACTTAGACCGGGAAACATCAACCATAGGCAAATGCCAAAACTGTAGCCAAAGCTTCACCCGCATATCCGGCTACTGGCTTAACATAAACCCAACCCCCCAAGTAGAGAGAGGAGCAGTAACATGTT